GGCGACGTCTTCACGATTGCCAACGTGTATGCGGTCAACCCGCAGACCCGTCAGTCCACTGGTTCGCTCCAGCAGTTTGTCGTCACTGCGGCTAACACCGCGGCTGGCAACAAGTTCACGGACGTCAACATCAGCCCGGCGATCTACACCGCGTCGAACGCTCTGGCCACTGTGAACAGCTTCCCGCAGAACCTTGCCACCGTCACGTTCGTCGGCGCGGCCTCGACGGCCTACCCGCAGAACCTGATCTACCACAAGGACGCCATCTCGTTCGCTACGGCCGATCTGCTTCTGCCGCAGGGTGTCGACATGGCTTCCCGCCAGGTTCACAATGGCATCTCGATGCGTGTTGTGCGTCAGTATGACATCAACAACGACCGTTTGCCCTGCCGTATCGACGTGCTTTACGGATATTCCGTGATCCGCGCGCCGATGGCCGTGCGTCTCTGGGGCTAACAGGTAAAGATAGGAGAATACGACAATGGCACTTCCTTCTGTTGGTGGCGGCTATCAGTTCAGTGATGGCAACGTCAATGAAGTCAAGCTTGGTACACAGGGCACTCCCGCCGCCGTTCCGGCTGGTAACGCTACCCTGACGTCTGCCCAGCTTGTCAACGGCATCATCCTCGGTTCGCCGGGGGCGAGCGCCGCTGCCTACACGCTGCCGCTGGCGGCCGATCTGGACAGCTATCTGGCTAACGCCCACAATGGCTCCAGCTTCGACTTCTCGGTGATCAACGTGGACGGCTCCAGTTCTGGCGTCATCACCATGACGACCAACACCGGCTGGACCATCGGCACGTCTGGCACGCAGGGCCTGATGACCATCGCCGCTACCGCTGGCACCGTGCGTCGCTTTCGCGCCGTGCGTACCGCAGCGGGCGCTTGGTCGCTCTACGCTCTCTCGTAAGCAACAAGGCGGGCGGTCAACCGCCCGCCTAACCCCTTAAGGAGTTAATCAATGCCCAATAACAAGCCTATTGGCGTTGCTTACGCAGACCCGGCTCTTGACAGCGTCACTATCAGCGGTCAGGCCGATCTGTCAGGCACCGTCAACATGACTGGCGGCGACGTCAACATCACGACGTCGAGTGCTAGCACTGACGGAAGCACCAGCGTTGCCCCGCTGTCCGTCAGCACCACAATGACTGGCGCTGGCGGCGTCGGCGGCCGCGCTTACTTCCTGACGACGATCAACGCTGCTCTTGGCGGTTGGTCGAACGCCGTCAAGGGCGAAGTCGTTTACGGCGCCTCTGGCAGCACGACTGGCCTCGGTTCCGCCGTTCTGGCGGAAATGACGCTTTCTGCTGGTACGTCTGCCGGTACTTATGCCCCGCTGGAAATCGAGCTTAACCTCGGTTCTGGCGCATCCACGGGTACGCTTACGTCGCTAATCTACGCCTCTATCAACGGCGCGGATAAGGCTACGTTCGACACCAATGGCCTCTTCTTTAACCTCGCTGGCGTGACAGCCGGTGCAGGTAAGGTCTGGAAGACGGGTAGCACGCTTGGCACAGCAGCGGGCGGTCTTCGTGTTCGTATTGCAGGAACCAACTATTGGCTCCCTGTTTACGCGGCCGAACCGTCGTAATGCTCACCAAAGAATACCTTAACGAATTGCGCCAGGGCATCCTGAATGAACTTCAGGGTGCTCTGGAAAAAGTGCAGCAGGCCAAGGGTGCCATCGTTTTGATCGACACCTTGCTAGCGCAAATGGAACAGCAGGAAGCTAAAAATGGCTGAAATTTATCTGATGCACCACAAGCATGGCGTCAAGATTGCCACCATGGAAATGGAAGCGCAGTACGACGAACAGAATGGTTGGGTGCGGTTTGACCCGGAAGACCTCCATGACGAGGTCATCGAAGAGGTTGTCGAGGAGGCTGTCGAAGCCCCGGCCGACGACTTGCCAGAGCCGGTGGTTGAGGTTAATGTGTTGTCCGAGGCTCCGCGCCGTCGCGGTCGCCCGCGCGTGACGAAGGACGAATAGCATGGCATCGGCTGGCGACATTATCAATGGCTCCCTGCGACTGATTGGTGTGCTGGCCGAAGGCGAAACGCCGTCTTCCGAGACGGCGCAGGACGCCCTGAACGCGCTAAATCAGATGATCGAGTCGTGGAATACGGAGCGCCTTGCCGTCTTCGCAACGCAGGATCAGGTCGTTAGCTGGCCGCCTGGCGCCCGTTTCCAGACGTTCGGGCCGACCGGCAACATCGTCGGCAATCGTCCGGTCCTGATCGACGACGCGACCTACTTCCGTGATCCGGCCAGCGGCATCTCCTACGGTCTGAAGCTGATCAATCAGCAGCAGTACAACGGCATCGCGGTCAAGACCGTCACGTCCACCTATCCGCAGGTGCTGTGGGTCAACATGACCTACCCGGACATCGAGATGTACGTCTATCCGGTGCCGACCAAGGTGCTGGAGTTCCACATCGTGTCGGTGCAGGAACTGAACCAGCCCGCCAATCTGGCGACCAATCTGGCCTTCCCGCCGGGTTACCTGCGCTGCTTCCGCTACAATCTGGCCTGCGAACTGGCCCCTGAGTTTGGCGTTGAGCCGTCCCGGCAAGTGTCCCGCATCGCCATGACGTCCAAGCGCAACCTGAAGCGCATCAACAACCCTGACGACATCATGGCGTTGCCCTACAGCATCGTCGGCACGCGGCAGCGGTTCAACATCTTTGCTGGGAACTACTAAGGATATACAATGTCAACTGTCGCCATCTCACAGCTTCCCGCCGCAGTCGCAGCCAATCCGGCCGATGAAATTCCTATCGTCCAAAGCGGCATCACCAAGAAGATTACCAACGCATTGCTGTTCAGCACCACGTCGCTGGCTAGCGCAACGGGCCTTCCAATTGTTGCTGGCACGACCGGCACGCTGTCAGTCGCGCGTGGCGGTACAGGCGTTACTACCTCCACGGGTACAGGCAGCACAGTTCTGTCTAACTCGCCAACGCTTGTTACTCCAATCCTCGGCGTTGCGACCGCTACCTCTATCAACAAGGTGGCTATCACTGCTCCTGCAACCAGCGCTACGCTGACGATTGCAAACGGCAAGACGCTGACGGCTAATCACTCGCTGACACTGGCAGGCACCGACAGCACGACGATGACGTTCCCGTCCACCAGCGCGACGATTGCGCGGACGGACGCAGCGCAGACGTTTACGGGCAACCAGACTTTCAGTGGTGCTTTTATCCAAGGAGTACAGGCTCTTTCCGGTCCGGGCGCAGTCAACATCACGCAGCCGGTCACCAAATTCACGTCTACGGCTACCGGCAATGCGCTGACGCTGGCCGACGGCGTTGAAGGTCAACTCAAGACCATCGTCTATGTGGCGGAAGCTGCGGGCGGCGATACCGGCATCCTTACGCCGTCCAACCTCGGCGCCGGGACAACTATCACATTCAACGCGGTAGGCGATGCTTGTGTGCTTCAGTTCCTTGGTTCGGACTGGTGGGCCATCTCGCTCCGCGGCGCGGTGCTGGCTTAACCGATGCAGACACCGATCCTTGGTTCGTCTTATGTGGCCCGCAGCGTAAATGCTGCGGATAGCCGCATGGTGAACCTGTTTCCTGAAATGGTGCCGGAAGGCGGCAAACAGCCCGCATTCTTGCAGCGGTGTCCTGGCTTGTCCTTGCGGGCTATAGTCGGCAGCGGGCCTATTCGGGGGCTTTGGGAACACAGCATATACCTTTACGTTGTGTCTGGAAATACGTTTTATCGCGTAAACAGTTCTTTTGCTGTCACGGAACTCGGTTTTGTGGCTGGTGCAGGTCCGGTCAGCATGGCTGACAACGGCACGCAGATCATGATTGCCGCCAATCCGGCGGGCTACATCTACAACACCTCGACCAATGTCTTAGCGCCGATTACTGACCCGGACTTCCCCGGTGCCTCAGTCGTGGACTATCTCGACGGCTACTTCGTCTTCATTGAGCCTGACAGCCAGCGCATTTGGGTGACGGCTCTGCTGGACGGCACCAGCATTGACCCGCTGGACTTTGTGAGCGCTGAAGGCGATCCGGACAACATTATCAGCATGATCGTCGACCACCGCGAGGTTTGGCTGTTCGGCAACAATTCGACCGAAGTTTGGTACAATGCTGGACTGTCCGACTTTCCGCTTGTGCGTATTCAAGGTGCCTACAACGAGTTAGGTTGCGCGGCGCGGTACTCTGTGGCCAAGATGAACAACCAAGTTTATTGGCTTGGCAAGGACTTTCGCGGCCAAGGTATCGTTTATGTCGCCAACGGCTATCAGGGTCAGCGCATCTCGACGCACGCGGTCGAATGGCAAATCCAGCAGTACGGCAACATGTCGGACGCTGTGGCCTATACTTATCAGCAAGATGGCCATTCATTCTATGTGTTGTCGTTTCCGTCTTCTGGCGCAACGTGGGTTTACGACGCCACGACGGGCGCATGGCACGAGCGCTGGGCATGGGAAAACGAACAGTGGGCACGGCAGCGCGGCGCAACGCAGGTGTTCTTCAACGGCGAAAACTTGGTTGGAGACTACCAGAACGGTAACATCTATGCTTACGATCTAGATGTCTATTCCGACAACGGTCAGCCGCAACGTTGGCTGCGGTCGTGGCGTGCGCTGCCGACCGGCGAGAACACGCTCCGGCGCACGGCGCAACACGCACTCCAGCTTGACTGCGAGACGGGCGTGGGTCTTAACTTGTACCCCGCATACTCGGCTGAAGACCTGACGGCTGAAGACGGCGACATTCTATTGGCCGAGTATACGCAAAACGACCTGACGACCGAAAGCGGAGAGACGTTGACGACCGAGGCAAATGACGGGTTTGAAACGATTGCCGACAATCCGAACCCGCCTTACGACTTCACGCCCCCTGTCTATCTTACAACCAACGCCTACACGGCAGCGCCAGGCTATGACCCGCAGGTCATGCTGCGCTGGTCGGACGACGGTGGCCATACTTGGTCGAACGAACACTGGCGGTCGATGGGGCGGATTGGCCAGTTCGGCTACCGCACCATCTGGCGGCGGCTCGGCATGACACTCAAGATACGCGACCGCGTCTATGAGGTGTCTGGCGCCGACCCCGTCAAGATTGCCATCATGGGGGCTGAACTACAGGCGAGCGGCACCAGTGGTTAACATCACCAACATCACCCCACCGCGTGTGCCGCTGACGGACCCGCGCACGGGACTGATCGCGCGTGAGTGGTATCTGTTCCTGTTGAGCTTGTTTAACCAGACGGGACAGAGCGCCTTTTCTCTGGAGGACATACAGAAGGGACCTGTCACTGAGTCAGCCTTCTCCGATACGTCAGAACTGGACAAGCAGATCATGGGCCTCCAGATGGCCCCGCAGCCGGAACTTGGCACCATGGCGTCAGTCCAGCAGGACAATGTACGCTTCCTGCGGTTCTCTCGCAACCCCTCGCCGCCGGTCGTTTCGGACGTCGGCGTCATGGCGTGGAACACCACGGACCAGACGCTGAACCTCGGCATGGAGTACGGCGTTACTCAGCAGATCGGGCAAGAGACCTACGCCCGCGTCGGCAATACGACTGGCGTTACGATCCCGAATGGTTCGGTCGTGGGATTTGCTGGTGCTACGGCTGACGCCCTTCTGGTTGCGCCCTATCTGGCGGACGGCTCTACACCGACGCTTTACATACTCGGCGTCATGACGCACGACCTGCCAGACAGCGGCGACAAGGGCTATTGTTGTACTTGGGGTTTTGTGCGGGGCATCGACACCAGCGCGTTCAGCGCAGGCGACATCCTCTACGCTAGCCCGACTGTGGCTGGCGAGTTTACCAACGTCAAACCGACCGCACCAGACAACGTCATCCCGCTGGCCGCCTGTGTAGTGTCCGATGCGACCAACGGCGTCGTGTTTGTCCGACCAACCATCGAGCAGGAGCGGTATTACGGCGAGTTCTACAACACCACTGGTGTAACGCCGCTGGCCAACAACACCGCCTACGCCATGGCATGGGACGGCGCTAGCATTGCGGACGGCGTCTCAATAGCCGGTACACCTGTCACGGAACTTACAGTGTCGGAAAGCGGGTTGTATCAGTTCAACGCGCGCATTCAGTTTTCATCCGGTAACTCTAGC